AGACTGGTGCCGGTGCTGGTGCCGGTGCCGCTGGTGGCCCGGTGTCAAGCCACAGCCTGCTTTTGCAAACGGTCATAAACTCGTTGCCAACTTTTACTTGCAGTTGCACACCCGGCTCTCGCTTCCATCCGTTTTCCTTGTCAGCCGCTGCCGCTGCGTAATAGGCATCAAGCCTTGCACGCAGATCAGGGTCATCAATGTTAAACCAAAATCCTATTTGGAGATTGTCAGTGATTTCCACCCCGCGCTGTAGTTTGGGGTTGCCCCCTTTGTAATCAGGTCTTGCCATCGGATATGTCCTTTTCCTGTTTTTTCCAAAATGCAAAAAAGCGGTTATAGTCGGCGTTGTTTTCTTTGTGCATCGCCGTTAGCACAGGATTCATCTCGCCAATCCAAGCGTTCAGCCCGGTCAGTGATTTGAATGTCTGGATTTTTGTCTCAAGCGCATCGAGGTCATATGCCTTGGCTGCTTGCTTTGGTGGGTCTTTTAGTGCGCCATTGATCTCGCCATCGTCATCATCGTCAAAATCAACCTCTTGAATGCCAGCAGCCATGCCAAGTGCTGCCATCAATGCATATCGCCGTGCATAGCTGATTGCTGAACCCAGCTTCTGATTGTTGGTCATATCATCAACTGCAATCGGATAACGGCCCACCTTTTCCTCGCCAGAGGTGTGCATGATGTAGGTTTTCAGATGCGTGCCGACACCATCCTCATAATCAACCAATTGGCTGAAAGACAGGCCATGCTGTGCGGCCTGCTTTACCTTAGTCATCACAGAGCCAACGCTGGCATACTGTGATCTGTTGCCCTGCTTGTCTAAATCCAAGCCTGTCTGCGCCGCTTGAAACTCAGCTAGAGCCTTTGCTAGTTCACTCATTGTCACCCTCAACTGATCTTGTGTTAAACAGCCCTACATGGGCCGGGTTGTTCTTCATCCACAGCCGCGCATAGTAAGGCTTGTGATGGTCATTGATCTTCAGCGCCTCGCCATCAGGCCGCGCATCGATAATGTTGATCGTGGTTTCCCACCGAATACGTTCCATGATCATTTGAGAGCCAACGCGCTTGTGGCCCTTGGCCAATGCCTCGCGGGTAAATTTATCCCATAGCTGATAAACAACAGGGTTTGATCGATGAAAGGCCAGAAATCGCGCCTCTCGTTGGTTTCTAGGTGCCTCTAAGGCCTCAAACAGCGTTGCTTGCACCATGATCACATTCCCGGTGTCATGGCGAAGGCAAAGGTCAGCGTCCACCAAAGCGAGAGGACAACGGCGTAAATCATTGCCAGATAGCCCAAGCAACGCAACACACCAAAAGTCATACGAAAGCGCCGCCGTGTTGAGTGACTAGCCTGATCTATGTGCAGTTGTAAGTATTTGTTCATTTGAACCCCCATAATTTTTTGGCTTCATTAAGAACGGCAGGGCGCATATCCCATGCCCACATATGTCCGAAATCTGGCTCAATGAGGCGCAGCATTTCGTCCACAGAATTTGTGCTTTTGAGTAGATTTTCGCGGATCGAGCATTTGGCAACGATATGGTTTACTGCCGATTGCAGCCCATCTTTAGATAGCTGCTCACAGTTATCCTCGTTAAACACACGATAATCTTTGGCGTTTGCGTATACGATGGTCTGCATCAGGCCAGTACCAAACCAGTAACCGGCCACCTGACAAATGTGTGGCCACGTGGGTTTGTTCGGCAGGCTGGCAGACCGCTTGCCAGACTTTGTGTCGGTGGCAGTTGACCATTTTGTTTTAAGCTCAATGCGCCGTGAGAAATCTGGAAAGCCAGAGTAAGGCAGTTCTAGCCCCGGCAGATTGGCGAATATCTCGCTTTCGCCCTCAATGCGGTTAAGGCCATAAAGTGCGTGCGCTTCTTTAACGCCCTCGATGGCATTGGTCAGCACATCAGCAAACTCACCGCGATTGACCGCCAGCTTGCGCTCATCTTTGCCGCCATCCCAAGTGCGTGGATGGTATTCATCAAACCGGCTCATGCCCTGCCTGATGGCTGCGTCCAGCGTATGCTCATTAATTAAAACAAGATTGGCGCAGTCCTGCACAACACGGCCAGCCAGCATATTGGCATTGTCATCTGAATAAAGATCAATGGTCGCTCTGGCAGCTTGCTTATCGCCCACCAGATCACCCTTGATGATCATCCAAGCCTTGTTGACCTTTGGCCTGATAATGCACTTTTCAAATAGAGTGCGGCACACCGGGCGTGACGCCGGGTTACTGTGATGATGGTAGTGCTTTGATGCAGCCCAACTGGTGCTTGGTGGTAAGGACATAAAAAAACCCCGACAGAAATCAATCTACCAAGGTTCTAACGACCATATCATTTAGTGTCAAGCTACATATTGTAAAATATTATTCTAACTTAACACCCCCCACCTGTGCCTTGGTGCCAATTACCTCTTTTAATTTTGGCGTGGGCCGTTCAACAATCTTTACCCCGCGTAAGTCAGGGCGGGTTATCAACGCTAATGATGGGGCAGCCCACAACAGTTTAAGATTTGTATGCGTCCCAAAATTTACTGATTCTATAGTAAAATTATTTTTGCCAGCTTGGTATAAAATGCCATAGAGTAATTCGCCTCCCTCAGTCATGGCATAGCTGTAATAGCCAAAACCATCTCTCGATATTGTTTTTGTTCGCAATGGCTCTGCATCAACAATCTCAATGGCGCTGGCTGTATAAGTGTTGTTTTCTGGCAAGTCGATTGTGTGATCCCAGTAGACCGCCATCACCTCATCTTTATAATAGTCATGCAGAAAAACAGACTTGTTCTCAAACCGTTTTGAACGCTCAGTAGACCATTCATGGGCGATAAAAAGTTCGGGTTTTCCACCGTTGTCGCTTGTCGGTATTTTGGAATCTGGCGCGTTTTTGACAAAATAATCATCAGTGATTTCGTCCCACGGCATAATCGCGGCCAGCAACGGCACTGGCGGGTTTTGGTACATGATATCCCACGGATTACAACCTAGAATTTCGGCATAGTCCTGTGCGTCATACTCATTTAAAGGCGTTTTACCATTGCATTGGCGGCTGATTGATTCCGGCGTGATGCCTTTTTGCGCGGCTACATCGCGCAATGTCCGATCAGACGCCTTGATCATGTTTTTCAGGTTGTTCATAAGCATCATGTTATCACCGTGTCATAAAGTGTCATAGCCATGTTATGGTGATAAGGCTACTTGACCTACTGTGTCAAGTGGCATATTACGGATACATGACATTAAATGATTTCAGATTGGCCAAAGATTGGTCATTTGCAGAGTTAGCACGCCAAACAGGCGCTGCCCATGCCACTGTTTCTAGGCGCTGGTGTTTGCCGCCGGGCGATGAAGATCGCAAAATTCCATCAGCAAAATTTATGCAGGCAATCGTCAGGATCACTGATGGCGAGGTGCAGCCCAACGACTTTTACTTGTTGACTGATGATGACAGAGGATGAATTGCAAACCTATGTCGTTCACTGGCTGCAAATGGCTTTGCCTCTGGGTAGTGTCTGGCATCACAGCCCCAACGAAGGCAAGCGTCATGTTGCCTACAAAGTGCGTTTGAAAAAGCTGGGCATGGCGGCAGGCTGGCCTGATCTGGAAATCTTTGTGCCGGATAACGGGTGGCGTGACAAGGCTGCAAAAGGCCCGATAATGATCGAGTTGAAGCGCCCGAAAGGCGGCAGCTTGTCAGCAAATCAAAAGGATATCCAAGAGCGCCTGAAATGCTGCGGCGTCTATTGCGTCACAGCAAAGCGCATTGGCCATGTCGAGGCGTATCTAAAGCCGCTGATCAAGCTGCGCGATACAACGCAGGCAAGCATCGTCAGGCAAATGTGTGAGGCTGCTGGTGGCTGAAGGGTGCGGATATAGCAACAGCTATACCACTTGCAAGAACGGCTGGGTCTATGAGCCGGATGGCTATGGCTGTGTGCAGTCGGGTTTATGCCCGGAATGTGATGGAACAGGTGAGAGGGGTGATGACGATGAAGAATAAGCCACCTCATCCAAAGTTTGATGTCACGTTAGAACTGACCTACCAGAAATCATATTGTGTCAGGGCAAAGTCGCAGGCTGATGCCGTGGAAATTTGCAAGCTACGCGCACAACGCAGGACTACGGCTTTAAAGAACTTGGGCATGACTTTTGTCTCAGCCAAGAGCAAAGCATGAACCGCGAGGCAGCATTGATAGAGGCTGATAGAGAGATCAGCCGCCTTATCGGGCTAGGTTGCGGATTATTCTACATAGCAGAGGCGTACAGCGTGCCAGTGCGCCGCTTGGGCAACGATATGCAGCTAGAACAGGATTACAACTATCAGGCATTGCCAG